AGACGATTGTAGCAGGAGACTATCGTGACAAGGAAGCGTGGGTTCCCGTTCGCGAGACCAAATGCAACTTTGCCTGGATTGCCGGCAATCGAGAGATTGATAATACGGAGATGTTCTACAGTCAGACTGCTAGAATAACGCTCCGCTCATATGTCGATATAGAAGATGAGGATCATATCATCGTGGACGCAGTCGAGTACCGCGTCATTTCCATAAATCGTGAGATTGATACTACGCATAATGCGATAACAGTTAATGTCGAGAAGATTAACAAATGAGGTTAACAGAAGCGATACTTGGCGGTAGGAAGAGAAATACTCACTACGGTGGACGTCAGACTAGAAATAAATTTGAGATTCGCGCTGACGAAGATGTAAAGAATCTTGATTTAATGACTCTTCTTCTAGGAGAAGACTATTGGGACCTTAAAGCGAGGACGCTGCGTCACGCTGGCTTGAAGATGAAAGATGCAATTCTTTCCGCTCTGAGAGCCACTTTCCCGAGAGCTTTTACAGAGGAGAACATAAACAAGAAGAATTATTCGGATACGATGTCAAAGGGTGTTATGGTGAGAAAAGTCACCGGTGGCGCCAATCATATGAGTATCAGGGTGGATATTCTTGGTATCCGTGCGAAGTCATCCGGTACTTATCGACTTAGATTCTTCGAAGAGGGTGCATTTCGCTCACCTAAGCGAAATAAGGACGGGAAAGAGCGCGGTGACCTTCCGCACTTCAGGTTCTTCAAGACTGGTGTCGCATCGATTAACTTCGTCGAAATAGTAAAATAGCATATGAAGGAGTTAGGAAAGTAATATGTATAATGGTATCCATATAAACAAGTACGTAAAAAAGTGGCTGACTTCTGACAGTCAGCTTCTCGAATTGGTTCCGCGTCAGAATATGGCGCCGCTGATGATAAGTCCAACTGAAAGACCAATCATTACGTGGGCTCACGGACCTATCGAACCGGATTATGCTAAATGTCCCGACGGAGTGGTCGTGGACCACGTGCAAGTCGGAATTCTCATCGTGACGAACGATTACGAACAGGGAGTAGATATTTGTGCACGTGTTCGCGAGATTCTCGAACTTCAGCAGTACAATGATGCAGACATCCATATACCGCTTATTTCGATTCTCGATATATCAGAAGATTCGGTTAATGACTCATATACGCAACAGATAACACTCGATTTTGAGATAGAATCTGAGCGTGACTGATAAATACTAAAATTTTACCAAATTCTATAGAGATGGCTAAATCTTATATCAAGGGAAACCTTATCAACATTTTTTACAAAACTGGTACTGATACTTGGGCATATTTCGCATATGGTCAGTCTCACAGCCTGCAGATCAGTTCTTCGACAACTGAGATTAGTTCTAAGGATCACGGCAATCATCCGGATCAAGAGGTATCGTCTACAACCTTCACGATGTCTGGAGAATTTTATTTTACAAAGGACAATGCCACAAAAGCCATTGCAATGGCAAATGCAGCAAAGCCTATCACCTTCGCTTTCGCGAAAGTTGCTGATAATGCAACAGGCACTCTCGCTGCTGACGGCTTGTCTGGTGTGACCGGTTACGGCGATACTGCTGCTTTCACAATCGATAGTTCTGCCGCTACTTCTTTCGTAGAGTACGGAAACGGTATCATCACTTCTGCAAGCATTACTGCACAGCAGGGTGAAGTTGCCACAATCTCTATCGACATCACCGGTCAGGGTGCTCTGAGTACTTCTGAGCCCTCAACCACTTATACCTACAGTGCATCTTGATTTAAATTCTCGTTGATGCATTCTTGCTTCGCATTTTGACGGGCTGGCATTTATTGCCGGCTCGTTTCGTTTCTGATAAATACTAAAAATTAAGCTCTGATTAAAGATGAAAGTAAAAATCAACGAGAAAGAAGTAGAACTGAAGTTCAATTTCAAGACAGAACTCATTTATGAGGAGATTGCTAAGGCATCATTCGACGGGCAGACTACCACTAGTTGGATTAATCTGTTCTATTCTGCAATTGTCGCCAACGGGGGTGACGGAGTTGCAACCTATAAGGAGTACATCGACTGGTTAAATGAGAATCCGGATGTCTTTTATGACTTTATTGCCTGGCATACTGAGACTATGGCTAGTATTTCTTCACTCACTCGACTGACCACTGAAGCAGAAAAAAAAGCGAAGGGGACGACGGGAGGGAAGAAGAAGACGAACTGAGATGGCATTTCTGGCTGAAGATGCTCGTTTTTTAGTACAGAACGGTCAGCCTTGAGTACTTTCTCTTCAAGATGCAGCCTTCAGAGCTGCGAATGGCCGCTGAGAATCTCAGATATTCATTCAGACCGCTGTGGGACGCTGCAAGAATCCTGTCTTTGTACTCAGTTGCACCTTATTCTAAGAAAAAACTGAAGTTAAAAGACGTTTTTCCGCTCCCTTGGGACGATGATAACGAACCGGCGCACGAAGAAGATGATATATTGGAGCATTCGAAGAGAATGGAGCAGTTTGCGAAGCTAATGAGCAAGAAAAAGTAAAGATTTTTTATAATGGCAACACCTTTAAAAGTAGAATTAGGCATAGACGACGGCCAGCTGACGCAGACCCTTGCGAAAGATACCAAAAGTGCCCAAGACTTCGCTCAGGAAGTTCGTCAGTCAGCAACTGCGGTTGATGACGAAGTGAAAGCGCGTGTTCGCAACGCTGCACAGTACAATAACTACAAGCAGCAGCTCCGAATGGCAGTCAAGGAAGTGCAGAATCTGACAATTGCGTACCGCAATCTTTCACGTGAAGAGAAAGCCGGTGCAGTCGGCCAGGAGTTTCAGCGTAGAATCGATGCTGCAAAGGCAAAAGCAGCAGATCTGACAGATACAATCGGTGACCTTAACGAAGAGATTAAGCATCTCGCTTCTGATACCACCACTTTGGACGCTTTCAAGGCATCCATTTCCACAGTCCGTGACGCTTTCGGTGCCTGGATTGCGATTGCAAAGGCAACCGGTGCAGAGACTGAGTCGCTCGAGGATACAGTCAATGCATTAGGTACAGTCTATCTCGCTGCGAACGGCGCTATTTCCGTTTTTACGGCATTCCAGAAGAATTCTACGATGATGGTTGCTGCATCTGCAATAACCAACAAGGCTGCTGCTGCATCTATCGTTCTGAAGACTGCTGCTGAGAAGATTGGCATACGCGTGACCAGACAGGCCACGGTAGCCCAACTTGCACTTAATGCAGCGATAAAGGCTTCCCCATATGTATTAATCGCTTCCGTAATAATAGGTGCAGTCACTGCACTCTATCAGTGGACGAAGGCGAATAAGGAAGCGCAGAAGGAAGTGGATGCACACAAGAAGAGAATCGAAGAACTCCGCGAACAGCAGCAGCGCTGGTATAAGTCAGTCGGTGACGCAGCCGGCAATCTTGTCAGCAAGTACAAGAAACTGTCTGATGAGTGGAAGAAACTTCAGACTACTTCTCAGAAGAACAAGTGGATTAAGGAGAATGCGAACGAATTCAAGAATTTAGGCTTGAAGATTCTGACAGTGACTGACGCTGAGAATGCATTCGTAAAGAACACAAACAAAGTAGTACAGGCTCTTCAGTTGCGTGCACGTGCAATGGCTCTTGAGCAGAAGATGATGGAGTCATATAAGGACTATTATTCGAAAGACGAAGAATTGTCCACTTATAACCGCAAAGTATGGAAGAAAGGCGATACTGCACCGCGTGAGACTCTTGAGAAAGCGGGAGTACGTCCCGATAATCTTTCTTTATCCGGTGACAAGAAACTCACTTCTCAAGCAGATATAGACAAGTTAAATGCGTACGAAGCAAAGAAGGCGAAAGACCTTAATGCTCAGAAACGTGCGGATAATAACAAGCGCATCCAGGCTGAAGAGAAGCGTTATGCGCAAGCAATCGACGCTCTTATCAAGAAACAGAAGAATCTCGGACTCGGTACTATGCTTTCCACCGGTACTACTACTCCGGAGTATCCTGAAAAGACTTCCGGTTCTTCTTCGTCAAAGAAAGAGAAGGAAGAAGAGAAAGCGCTGAAGGGTTCTCTTGAGGCTCTCCGTAAAGAAAAATCAGACCTTCAGAAGATTCTCGAAAAGGGTACTTGGGAAGCGCACGGAAAGACATTCGAAGGCGTTCGCAATGAGATAAATGACCTTGACAAGCAGATTAAGGATAAAGAATTCATACTTGGTTTTAATACAGATCCTGCATCAGTCAGTCTTGAGACATTGCAAGAGCAGTTCGATAAACTCTATGCTAAGAGCCGTATGCAGCGGCCAAAAATCACACTCGACGATGAGGATGCGATGAAGAAGATTAAGGCTCACAAGGCTCAGATACAGTCAGTGAGACGAATGTACCAGGTTCTGACTGACCGCAAGTACGAATTGGGACTTGACATCCACTAGCCGTCAGATGCCATTTCGGAACTATACGCCAAACTCGACAAACTCACTGAAAGATTATCGGAAGTAGAGACAATTGCTTCTCCAGACTTCAGTGACGTGATGAAGGAGTTCGAAGAACTATTCGCAGAAGTACAGGCAAAGAAAGTCGAGATGGACGTAGAGTTAAACGTTGATTCGAACACGCTTGACTCGTTTATGGCTCAGATAAAGTCGGATGCATCCGAACTTCACGATCTGTCTATTTCTCCTGACGTCGATACTGACGAAGCGCAGAAAAGAATTGCCGAACTCAAGTTGAGTCTTATACAGACGAAGCAAGCGTTCGAGAAGGAAAAAATCGCAATCGTACCCGACATTTCGAAAGTACAGCCTTCGCTCAATGCAATGGAGAACCGACTTTCTGCACTCCAGGATAAACTGAAGTCAGCAACCACGATTGATGACAAGGACGTACAGAAAGTATCCGAAGAGATTCGCCAACTGTACAAGGATATACAGAAGAAGCGCGTAGAACTCAACGTGGACGTCATCGCGAATGATGAGAAACTCGAGAATCTGAAGAAGCGCCTTGAGAAGACTCCGATGACAATCGAAGCATCTCAGTCATCTTTCCAGAAAGATTACGAGGGTCAGCTTGCAGCAATCGAGCAGCAGATGGACTTTAACGATTCGCTCATCGACCAGCTCAAGGAGATTGCTGAAGAGTATAAGAATCTCGGTGATGCCGGAAAGGAAGGATTCGAGGAAGTATCCGATAAGATTAAGGAGACTCAAGAAGCGCAAGATGCTCTTGCAGAATCTGCGAAAAAAGTTGACAAGCAGAACAAGAAGCAGAAGAAGAATGCGAAGAACTGGGAGTCTGCTGCTGATGCAGTCGGTTCGTTCGGTGACGCGATGTCAGCGCTTGGAAGTGCAACTGAAAGTCCTGAGCTCAACGTTGCCGGTATCATTGCCCAGGCAATCGCAGAATTGTCACTCAACGGTATGAAAAGTCTTGCTGCTTGTACCACTCCGTGGGAGTACATCGCGGCAGCTGCAGGAATTATCGCAACTATCGTAGCAACAGCCGCTTAGGTGCATTCTGCTGTCGGAAGTTATGCTACTGGTGGTATCGTACCTGGAAACTCTTATTCTGGTGACAGAGTTAACGCTCATCTCAACAGCGGTGAGATGGTCTTAAATTCTAGTCATATCAATAAACTGTGGAACTTCATCAATTCTCCTATGGATACCGGTGTTGCTCCTTCTACTACAGGACAGGTAGAATTC